GTCCTAATAACTTATCCTGTTCATCTCTCCAATCTTGTTCTCTGTCAGGATGTACCGTCCAATGTAATTTTATTGTATTCCAATCATTCTCACCTTCTTCTGCACCTACCCAAGTTTTGTGAAACCAATTACCAACACCATTCGGTGTGGATAGTGCGATACATTGTCCACCAGTACTCAGAGTACTTTGTGCAGCAGTCCATATTGTATCAATCTTGTCGATAAATGCTGCCTCATCAATGACGAGTAGAGATAGTGCCTCTGAACGACCTGCGTCCTCAGTACTTGATATTGCTTTTACTTGTGAACCATTATTGTATCGTAATGAGAGTTTGTTATCCTCAACACAATTTGACCTTACCCAACTCGGTAGGTTTGCGTGCATCACTCGGATTTTCGTAACCAAGTTCTTAGCGGTATCTTGTTTAGTTGCTATAACCAATATGTTCTTGTCTGATTGGAATGTCATCATCCATAATGCGTATCCAGCAGTAAGTGTTGATATTCCTAACTGACGAGCTTTCAAAATAACATTATAATTATGATTCTTAAAATCTTTTAGAGAAGCTTCTTGAAACGGATATAAAGCAAAAGGAACTTTACCCTCAATTGGATGCTGAATTACAGCATATTTTTTTAGGAAATACACAGGGTCTTGTGCACATTTTAAATATTCCTTTTTGATGACTGCTTTTATATCACTCATTATATTTTTCCAAAGATAAATCCTACTACTAACCACAAATATTGGTTTTCATACCATTTAGGTTTAACTAATTTGACCATCTTTTCATGTGCTTCATTCTGTGTCCTTAGTGCTTCAATTTGTTTATCTTTTGCCGCTACTATTAAAACATCAACCTTAGCCTGTTCTGCATATTCTTCAATTAATTTTTCCTGATCTGTAATTACCACTTTTTGTGATGCAATTAATGAATCAGCCTTTTCTATTTTACCTTCCCATTGTGCATCACGAGCCTTTAACATTTCTAACGCTTCGTCATATGTAAATGAAGTTGGTGTTTGACCATCCTTCTGTATTTCTTGTCCAAGCAATGGAATGGATAATAGTAATACCCATAGATATTTCATATTAACTCCTATCTGTGTAGTATGTAAACGACACCAGTACTACCAATCACTACTTTCTTTGTTCCAATCGGATATAGTGTATCTGCTGTTAATGCAGTTCCTGGGATTACTCCACCATTTGCGGCGTGAATAACAACATTATTAGTTGCCTCACATATAAATGCGGCACCAGCGTTTGAACCAGTCGCATGAAATGTAGTACTTGAAGGTACTTTTGTTATTCTGTTATAATCACCAGTTGCAAGTATTCGAGCTCGTGTCCTACCTCCAATACCTTTACCTTGTACGGGATTGTCAGCCATTTTATTTTCTCCTTATATACATATATAATTATTTACTCTTGGAAAACTTTCGTAAAAATTCCTCTGCGGATTCTACATCATCACTTTCGTAAGCTGTTTCCATTTTCTTAACCTCGTTTTTACTACGAGTAAGTTTTCTTTTTAAATTTGTTATTTCTTTTTTATTTTTTGTTTTATTTTCTTGTAATACTTTTATTTCTTTTTCTACTGCTTTTTCTTTCTTTTTATTTTCCTTTATAACACCCTGTAATTCTTTTACTTCTTTACTTTTAACCGCTCCTGCGGCAAAAAGTCCACCAACTAAACCAAAGAATCCTAATATGAGTTTCCATATTTTCATTATCACATCTCCATTATTTGTTTATATGTAGATTTACCTTCTAATTTTTTAGTCTTAGATGGTTCATCAAAATCACTATCATCAGGTTCTTCATACTTACCATAACCTTCCTGATCTCTCGAAATTTTTTCTTCAACAGGTTTATAATATCTAAAAGTTGCCACTTTTCTACCATTAACCGTTGGCATCCCATGTTTATCTGTACTGATACTTTTCACTTTCATTTTCTTGTTTTTAAATCTACCAACAAGAATAGTATCTCCCACTTTAACATCTAATGTAATAGCCATTATGTTCTCCAACTAATCATAAGGTTTTGTCCGTCAAGCTTTTCCGTTACATTATCTTCACGACTTAACTCTCCACCCAAACCTCGTTCTATGATATTTTTTAAATCTTTAAAAGTCAAATCCTTATCATCAAAAGGATGTGCCATATGTCCGTATGCTCCACCCTCTGTTATTAATTCTCTAAGTTCATCTTCCCACCAATCTTTTGAAAGTGGTGAATATTTTTCTACATGAAGTCTTGGTCGTTTTTCATCACCATCAAATTTTGGATTTGGTTTCTTTTCACCATCAACTGTTAACCCTTTAGCTTGCATTGTAGTATTATAAGTGTTATCTTCCATTCTACCCTTAGCGTCAATACCAGCTGCTACAGGAGGTCCTGCAATTTGTTGGTCTTTATCAACTCCCATCCACTTGATGACTCTCCAACCTAAATTATCCATTACATCTCGTAAAGTCTTTTTATACTTTTTTACCTCTCCGTGAGATATTGGATTTGTTGCTCGATATGACATTGTATAATCTTCTTCAGGATCCATTGCCCCATCAGTTAATATATAATCTAATACTTTCCAACCTAATTCATTTTGTAAAGATAATATCCAATCTCTCGATTCTTTTTTGTAATCTGAAAGGTTTCTGTAAAATGTAGGTGGTCCATCATCGGTAGGTGAATTTACTCCACCAGTTGCTTCTTTTAAAATTTTACTAATATCATTCTCAACTAAAAAATCACCAATGACATCACCACTAAATTCTTTTAAGTAATCTCTCATCTTGTTTCAACTTTATTTTTATCCAACCACCATTGAACTTTAGCAGTAACCACATCATAATTTCTATGACTTCTACTCATACCGAATGAGTTCCAATAATCCTTTACCAAATAATATGCTGGTTCTACATCTTTTGAACCAGGTCTGATATTTCCTACAATTTGATTTGCCTTCATATCCGAATCAACATGATACTTTAAATAATCATAATCAAATGGATTTGAATAATAATCATCTTCATAAATCCATTTTAAAATCGGGTCAAACTTACTACCCTTCAAGAACCAATCAGCAGGTCCTTTAAATTTACTATGTCCCCAACCTTGAACATATGCATAATACTGATACATTAAGTTAGTAGGTTGTCTTTTCTTACCAGGTTTACCTCTGTAATCTAATCTATGAAAACCCTCTTTCATTACTTCTTTACAAAGTTTTTTTGTTCCAGATGGTATCTTAACTTTAGCACCTGTTTCTTTTTTAGCCTGATTTATAATTTTCATAAAATCAGATTGAGTTACAATTCGTTCTACTATTAATTCTTTTAATTTAATCATCTTTTTTCCAAGTCAAATGCCCTGGTTAACATTGCACCAGCATGTTGTAGTTGAAGGCGAGCTTTATCATACTTCTTAAAGTATCTCATTAAAGTTCTATTCTTACTCTTTTTAATATCATCCTCAAGTTCATACCAAAGTCGTCCATCTCGTGCCTTATGAATATAATCACTTCCAACCCTTAGTAATTTTTGGTGATTCCAAGAAATATCATCAAGGTCTACCTTTTCTTCTAATAATTTCTTCATTTTAATCACTTATTTTCTCCGATATACATTGATACACTTATAAATATTAAACTTCTAAACTATTCAGTTTTTCTTCGACTTCTGTTTTCATTTTATTTAATTCTTCAAGAGCTTCTTTAGACATAGTTTCGACTTGCTCTTTATTTTGACTCCACTTTTCTTTTTGTAGTTCAACTTCTTTAATTCCAACCGAATCAAAAACTTCTAATGGTTTAGATGCCTGTTCTTTCCAATCTTCTATACTCTCAATTTGGTCTTTAATATATGAAAGTTGATTATTTAACACCTTTTTTTCTTCCCATTGTTCATATTTTCCCTCAATACGAAGTTTATTCTCAAATTTTATCTGACAATCAAAACATTGATTGTGTAATCTATACATTTTATCATCTAATCGTTTATTCATCACTTTATCACAATTAGGACAAAACCAGGGAGTTTTTGCTTCCTTTAAAGCATCCATTCGGTCATTTTTTCGTTCTCTTTCCTCTTTTATTTCTTCTTCTCGTTTCTTTTTCTCCTCTAAATCTTCCATATGAACAAAAATTCTTTTATCTGGTGTTTTACCACTTAAAATGTCTTGTCTTGCCTTTACATGCCTTTGATGTTCATTCATAAACTAACTCCTTTGTAACGAATCAAGTTTCCACCTGAATTTTAATTCTTCAAGTTCTTGATCTCTTTTCATTAATTCTATTTCGGCTTGAATTGTCTTTATTTCACTCTGTTTATTCATTTCTTCTTCCAAAACTGATACTCTACTTTCTAATTTATACCACCCACCACCTATTGCACCTAATAATCCAATAATATTTACAATAAATTTGATATTACTCATCTTTTTGACTTTAAAAAGTTCTTGTATATCTTCAAAATCTTCCATTAGAATGTCATAAGTCCTGTTATTTGATTGATTGGTGCAAATGCTCCTGTAAATTTGTAGGTCTTACCATTATATTTAAAAACTATTCCTTCACTTGGAACAATTGCCGATAGGCCACCAATCTTATTTAATTTATCTAATTGTAATTTTAAGGTATTAAGTTTTTTCAAATCCTTTTTACTTTTCACATCTTTAATTGCTGAATCTAATTGTTTCTTCACTCTCTGAACCGTAGCATCTGGATTTGCTGCTAACCAACCACTTACATTTTTCATTATTTCTGCACCAACTTCAAAGAATAATTCCTCAAATGGTTTCATGTTTGCCTTAACCATTTTAGAATGGTCTACTTTATCCGTAGTCAATACCCAATCTAAAAATTCAGGATGATTCTTAAAATCCTTTTTAATCATTGGAACTTTATAAGACTTATCAAAGAATGCCCATCTCTTTGTTAAATTCTTTAATGGTTTTTTTGGTATTGTAAATCCGTGTTGTTTTGCTGCGTTAAATATAAATTCTTCCCAATA